AAGATACAGACGCCTACCGGCAAGGGTGTCATCGAAGCGGTGAATCCGCTGGCTGACACTCGGCAGTATGAGCTGTCTGTGGTCAACATGACGGGCAAGATGTCGCCGGGTCAGCAATTTACGACCGAGTCGGCAGCGGCTTACTACGTCAGCTACCTGCTCGATGCACTCGGCTCCAGCCACACCGTCGCACCTGTCATGCCTGGCATCTACGGCACGGTTGTGACGAGCAGTCACTCGGATTTCTCGAGCGAAATGCTGTCGGGCATTCCTGTCGAGCAGCTGCAACGAGACCTGACCGTGGTGGCGGTTGACAGCAACGACTCCTACATCATCGACTGCGGAACAGCGGCTAACTCCTCTCGTCGCCAAGGTGGTGGTGATTGCTCGGTAGCTGATCCTTCCATCCGCTTCGATGTGGTGAACGTGTCGGGTTCCGCGCTCGCCTACGGTTCTGGCGAATCGTGGACTCTGACAGGCATCGGTCACGGCACGTTGGGTAGCATGTTCGCTGGCGATAACTACCGCCAGCTGGCACCCCTCGAGTTCACCCTAGCCAACGACGTTCACCTGGCTCAGCCCATGAAGCTCGCCGGCAGCGCAGCGGAGCAAGCGAACTCGGTCAAGTCGATGCAAGTGGTTGGTGACTTCAAGGTGTTCCCGTCTGCCTACGTGTCTCCAGTCATCAACATCGACGCATTCTCGGCAACAGTGGTTTCGTCGAATGTTGACTGGGAGACACCTGAGCAGATGAACGTGGTGCCGAACGCATCCAATCGCTTCATCCCCGAGACTGATGCGGTCAATGGCTCCTGCCCTTACAAGTACGTGTCGGCAACGGCTCGTTTGAAGGATAGCGCCAGCGACATGCGGTTGATCCTCTCCACCTACAAGGATGTGAACGCCGACTACGACGTCTACGTGAAGATCCTCACGGAGAGCGACACCGTCAGTATCGACGCCAAGAAGTGGGTCAAGCTGAAGATCGACCGCAAGCCCGACTCTGTCGACTTGCTCGACTTCAAGGAGATCGATCTGATGGCATCGACTGCCATCGCTGGCTGGAACGACGAGCCCTACATCGCCTTCAAGATCAAGATTGTCGGCAGGACGAAAAACACATGCAAACCGCCTCTCTTCAAGGATCTCCGGGCCATCGCGATAACATGACCGAGAGGGTGATAGATCACCCCCACCTGATTAGATCTGGTTCCGCGGTCATAAATAACGATACCAGTGCCTACGAAGCCGCCAAGGCTCGGGCACTGGCTCGCCGGCAGCGTGAGCATCGATTGGGTCTTCTCGAAACCATTGTTGAAGAGCAGGCTGCCAGAATCCAACGACTTGAGGAGCTGGTGCAATGCCTGTTAAAACAAGAGAAGAGTTCATCCGGTACTGCCTGCGCCGACTCGGTCACCCAGTAATCCAGATCAACGTCGATGCCGATCAGGTTGAAGATCGGATTGACGAGGCGCTACGTTATTACAAGCAGTACCACTACGACGGCACCGAACGCGAGATTCTTCGCGTTGAGCTTGACCAGTGGATGGTGGATCACAAGGCCATCAAGCTGCCATCCGATGTCATGTCGGTGCTTTCGGTTGTGCCGACCATTAGCGAGTTCGAAGCCGGTCTGCTCGGCGCACCATACCCTCGCGACACCGCCGGATCCATCTCGCTGAACTTCTACTACGGTTCGGTGGGCACGTCGGGCATGTCGATGAAGGGATACGCCGCCTACACCACGCAGATCGACGTCATGTCGTGGTTGTTCCGTCCAGAACGCGCGCTGACCTTCCGCCGACAGAACAACACCGTGACCTTCGACCTGTCGGTTGCGATGCAGAAAGACCAAGTCTTCCTGATGGAAGTCTACCGGGCCGTCAACGTCGAGCAAGCTGAACACATCTGGGAAGACCTGTGGTTGCAGGAATTCGCCACATGCCTCGTCAAGTTGCAGTGGGGCTCCAACCTCATCAAGTACAACGGGGTGCAGCTGCCCACCGGCATTGTTCTTGACGGCCAGAAGATCTACGACGATGCTGTGGCCGAACGCGAGCGTCTGCTCGAACGCCTCCGCAACGAGTTCGAATACCCTACTGATTTTTTCCTTGGTTGATATGGACTATAAGAAATTATACGACCGTTTCATCCAGTCAAGGATTGGCAGGGTTGTGGGAGAAGGTGCTCGATGCCATCGCCATCACATAACCCCTATATCGCTCGGTGGTCTTGACACTGCAGAGAACAAGATTCGTTTGACTCCTCGAGAGCATTGGTTTGCGCATGCACTTCTTGTCAGGTGTTATGCCAGCGGGAGCATAGAGCGTTTTAAGATGCTGTGTGCAGCTCGTCGCTTGAATTTCGACGGAAAATTTTTTACGTCGAGGCGATATGCGGTGTATGAAAACGAGCATAACGAATACATGCGGTTGAGGATGAGTGGCGAAAGGAATCCTAACTTCGGCGGTGCTTTGCAGACTTCAGCTTCTCGCGCCAAGATGCGAAAGCCCCGAGCGGACAGCTCTAATATGGGCAAGTGGGTGCGTAGCGATTCGTATCGAGACACGAAGTCTTCTCAACAGAAAGTTGATTCATTTTTCATAGATAGTAATCCAATGAAGGATCCTGCTATGAGGAACAAGGTTCGGCAATCGAAGTTAGGCCTGCGAGCTCACTACAACACCGAATTCCCAGGTGTCAAGCGAATGTTCCGTTTAGGGCAGGCACCAGAAGGATGGAGACTACCGTGAGTATCAGCAAATACTTCAACCACGACAAAAACGAAAGCGAGCAGAACCTCTACGAGAGCATGGTGATCGAAACGATCAAGCTCTCTGGGGTTGACGTATCGTATTTGCCGGCTGACCGAGAAATCATCGACCCTATCCTCGAAGAGAGCGTTCGCACGCGCTTCAAGGACATTGTGACCATCGAAGCCTACATGCCTGATGGCGGTCGACAAGGCGGTGAAGGCGAGTTGATGGCCAAGTTCGGCTATGCTCGTCGCGAGACGATGCAACTCGTGATGTCGAAGCGGCGTTTCCGTGAGGAGACGTTCAAGGTGTTCGGCAAGGAGTGGCATCGCCCCCGTGAAGGCGATCTGATCTTTGTAGGCGATCTCGACAAGCCCTACACTTCGCAGATCAACGAGATCTACGAAATCACCTATGTGAGCTTCTACGAAGGCATCTGGTCGTTCGGTAAGACGTTCGCCTGGAAGCTCGACATTGCCGCCTACCAGTTCGGTCACGAAGAGTTTGGTACTGGTACGGAACTCGACGCCGTCATGGATGGCTATGCCGCCAAAGACATCACTCGCGCCATCAACGAGGCTGTCACGACCACGAAAGAAACCTTCGTGGCCTTCGACAAGAACAACCCGCTGGGGAACGTATGAGAAAGCACTTCTACCACCAGACGACCCGCAACTACATCGTGGCCTTTGCTTCGTTGTTTGACGACATCTATTGCCGGACGGGTGCGGGAAATCTGACGAAGGTGCCTCTACACTACGCGCCAAAGCAGAAGTTCCTCGAAATGCTCGACGCTGACTACGACAAGGACTCCACCGAGATCGAGATGACACTCCCTCGGATGGCGTTCGAGTTGCAGGGCATGAACTACGCTCCTGAGCGTCACCTCAACCCTATTCACCGTCTGGCCCAGAAGGAAGATTCGTCGTTCAACCGAGTTGCCTACGACTTCTCCTTTTCACTTTTCGTGGCTACGAAGGAGTTCGACGACAGCTTGGAGATTGCCGAGCAGATCATTCCGATGTTCACCCCTGACTTCAACGTCACGGTGAATGAGAAAGTCGGTGGGATGACGTTTAGCACCAACCTGAGCATCATTCTGAACTCGGCGAGCTTCAACATCGATTACGAAGGCTCCTATACGGAGCGCCGACGCATCGAATGGGTGTTGAATTTCACGTTGAAGGGCTACTTGTATCCCCACGTCGACCGTCTCACCCGCATCAAGGAAGCAGTGGTGGACGTCTTCGCCCGCAACTCTCAGGGCGATATTCCAGGGT